TTATATTCTTTCGATATTATGTACATCTATTGCACTTGTTACTGTATTGCCAATACCAATTACTGCTCGATCACCATTAATCTGAATAACATCATATTCATCATAGTAAAGGTTAAATGCTCGGTCAGTGTCATAATCGACATTAAGAATAACTCTTACTTTATCGCCAACTTTTATATCTGTATTATCACAGCCTTCAACATTCGAATTGTCGCTTGATATAATACAACCATCGTTGACCCAACCTGTTCCATCATTGATTAAGTAAGGATTGGCCGCCCAAGGAATAACCCTTGTGATTGTTCCACTATTAAATCCCTGTGATGGTGTAAGTCCTGATTCTGATGTTGATGAAGCATATATTGCATTATACTCAACATAATCTCCTATCTGATACTGTAAATGCTCTGTATCTGTCTCATCAGCACTGATATTATCATCTGAATCAAAATTATCATTCCTGTGATCATACTCATTAGCCTGTATAAGTCTGTCAAATAACTCGTCACGCATAATGTCATAATCTACTCTTGTACCATCGTTTAAATAATAGTCACTAGTCTCCTGAGACATAGCAAATTTATCTTCACAGATCTCACCATTATCATCCCAATGAGCTTCCCAGATAAGAGCACCGTGTTCTATAAGTTCATCTACGTTCATATAATCATTTAACCAACTATGGCTTGCATAGATACCCTTTGCAGTTATGTCTGATAATGCATCAAGCCATACAAGTGCAAGCTCCTGTGTATAATGATAATCAATGCCATTTTCAGCCTTGTATCGGTCTGCATCCTCGATATCAAGATACAATCCCATTGTTGGATTACATTTATTATACCATTCCCTGATATGTGCAGCTTCGCTTAACGATTCATCATTGTTGCCAGCATACTGATATAGATAAAGTCCATACGGAATACCTCTCTTCTTGCATTCATCTATATATGTCTGTGCCATAGAATCACACTGTCTGCACTCGCTGTCATCCTCGCTTAAGTCACTGCCATAGGCACAACGGATTATAACAAAATCAAAATTCTCCTTAATGTAATCAAAATCAAGATTTCCCTGATGTCTGCTTATGTCTATTCCTCTTTTCATAACTATTCCTCGCTTTCATTTTTATCTTTAATATTTTCTAATTCTGCTTTCTTTTCCACCTGACTCTTAAGATTGCTTACAATAGGCTGTAAAAATGGTGGAAGTGTAACACCTATATCATTGATGTTTTCTAATATAGATATAATTTCATTGCAAATCAGCCATATTGCCACTATGCAAGCAACTAAAAATGTAAATGGCAATGTTATTCCAACAACATCCGCTGAATAAGAAAGGAGCTGGTCAACTATTACACCAACTCCTACTAAAAGCCACATACATATTTTCTTTGCTATGCCTCTTATTCCTTTATAGCTGTCTATTTCCTGATTTCTAAATTTAGATGCTATAAGACCTGTTATATAATCTATTACATTGCAGGTTATCAATAACATAACTGGTATTGCCAGTATACCTAACGCACTCATTATTATGCTCCATATTGCCACTATAATTGTTTTCGCTCTTTCCATTTGTTTCCTCCTGATTTATATATATTTACTTTAATTTTACTTATTGGGTGCTCTAATCATCTCTATTACTCTCCTTTATTTACTAAATTCTGTTACCAGCTCATTTAATTTATTTTCAAATTCCGTTACATCTTTCGTATATATTGCCTTATTTGCTATATATGCCTGTGCATTAGCTATGTTTCGGTTTATAGACAACCCTCCATTTTCTGAGATTGTCGCATTCATATACATAATGTCTGTTGCCACTCCATTCTCTTCTACACTGCTTGTTCCATTTAATGTTATAGATTTGTTTACATTTAACATTTTTACCTCTTTCTACCACTCCTGTGGATTTTATCCATTATTAACACCTATTGCCATCCATCTGGTTCCATATGCAAATGATGTTGTTGGTTCATACACCGAATACTTAAAATAAGTTTCTGTAACTTCAGTCAAACAAATATTTTCATTAGAGAATAATGTCGTAGGCATAACTGAAATTAATGGTGGTGCAGCATATGATTTTTGAAATGTAATAATATATTCTTTCCAGGATCCACTACCAAAATTCCAGTTAGTTCCCCATTGAACAAACGGAATCCCATAATCAGCACTTATTTTTCTACCATAGATTAAACCTTGACTTCCTATCAAACCAATTGTATTAGCACCTTGGCTATTAGCTAACCAGAAAGCGCCGCCATTGTCCTCAAATCCTGCTCTTGTAACTAATTTACTATTTCTATAATAATCAAATCCATCTTTATAATATTTGGCACCATTTTTTCCTGAAATAATTTCAGATTCTTCTTTAAATATCGAAACTGCCTCATTACCAAGCATTATTTTATAGTCACTTTTATTATTTGTTTTATATATTGTAACTCCATTAAAAATGGTTCCTGTGCAGTCTAACGTATGCCCTAAAAATTGAGAAGTTATAAAACCAGATGCATTTATTTTTGTTGATGCAACCGAATTTTTTAAATTTACACTTCCATTATTTATTTCCAAATAACCATTATTCAGATTAAATGTACTTCCTGTACTATTAGCAACATAATTGGTACTTTTAAGCACTCCAGCTGTAACTGTTCCTAGGTTTGCGGATATTGCAGACAATGTAGATACACTTAACTCTGCCGCTGTGATTGAATTAGCGGCTATCTGATTGGCTGTTATTGTCTTGGAAGCTATCTTCGCGGCTGTAACTGCATTGGCAACAATCTTTTCTGTTGTTATTGCATTTGCTGCTATTTTTGCCGAAGTTATAGCACTAGCAGCTATTTTTTCTGCATTAACTGCACTTGCCGCTATCTTTTCTGTTGTTATTGCATTTGCTGCTATCTGTGTTGCTGTAACACTGCCTGTATATATCTTTCCACCGTTAATAAGAGTCTTATTATTTGCAGCACACCAGCTTGCAATTGTAGAACCTTTAGCCTCCGCATAATCATTCTTTGGCGATTGGGTAGGTTCAAGATACACTGTATATGACGTATTTCTTGCTATATTAGTTTTAACAGTATATATTGTTACGTCACTTTTATTAGGTGTATAAATGTAATATTGTGCCCCACCACGCAACATAAAGTATATCTGGCTATGTTGTTGTACCTGCCCTACAAACGCAGGCATTTTATTACAAAAACGATAATTATTCTCCTCCAAATAACCAGCGGCATCCGTTGTTCCCCAGCCACCTGCTAATACTCTTAAAATAAGATTGCAAGTAAAACCTTGATTATGCGTAGACCATACAGGTTTAGAACCGCTATTAAGCTGAACATTACATTCATAGTTATGTAAACCGTTATATGGTATAGAGGGACTTATTAATACTGGATAATATGTATCCGTATTATATTTTGTATCTCTTAAATCTACAGTTATCTGATATCTTTTCTTGGCGGCGGCTATATCATTCTGCGTACCAGCATCAAGTTTTCCAATTACAATCGAACCTGAAGCTATCCTGTCTGCGGATATATAACCACTTGTAATCTTTCCTGCATCCATATTGGCAATCTTGGCATTCTGTATTGTTGCATCTGCTATTAATGCATTAGTTATAGAAGCATTCGCTATGGCATTAGTTCCGAACTGACGTAATACCCAGCTTTTGCCATCGAAGTAATACATCTTATTAGAATCTGCTGTATTAAACCATATATCATTAGTTTTTCTATCTTCAACAGAAGGTGCCGTTGTCTGATAAAATACTGTATTCTTGCCATCTGCTGTAAGCTGTGCTCCTTCCGCAGTCTTAGAAGCCGCCGCTGATAAAAGTTTAGCCGCTTCCGCCGTACTTAATGCACCTGCCGCATTTGTATTAGCTGAATCTGCCTTTTGTGCTGCATTTTCTATATCTTTATCTGTTGTATTCATCCAGTCTGTTACATCTGTTCCAAATTTGGATGTATCTATTGCTCCTTCAGCTATCTGCTTACCATTAATTGTTCCTACCGTGATATTGGCAGCCTTAAGGTTTATTACCTCAATGTTCGCGGCATCTATAGTTCCACTTGTTATTTTATTAGCAGTTAAATCTACTATCTTTGCATCTGTTATGCTTCCGTCCGCAATCTGAGCTGTACCAACTGCACCTTTGTCTATCATTGCTGTCTTTATAGAGCCAGCTTCGATGTTACTAAGCTTTATGTTAGCGTACCTTAAATCTGCAACATCTGCTTTAAGATAATTGGTCTTTATATCAATTATCTCTGCATTTACGGCATCAATTTTCTCTGCTGTAACAGTATTAGCCTTAACCCAGTCAGCATCAACTTTCTTTGCTATTAATTCCATTGCTAATATCAAATCAGAATATATTCTTTCGTTCTGCTGTGTTGTCGGACCTTTAAAATCTGTTTCAGTCTCAGTTTCCGTCTTCCCATAAGATGTAACAGTCATAGCCATACCGCCATCATATTCCTGTACCAAATTCATAACCGGCATTTTATATTCACCAGTACCATCATTGACAGTTATGATATCCCACGGATCCAGGCGTATATCTCCAAGTGTCTTTAACGAAGCTCCTCTATAAGTAAATCCTTTAATGCTCTGATATATATAACTTAATCTGTCTGACGTCATAAATGGGTTGGAAAAGGTTATTCCCAGTTGTCCACCGCCCTGCGTTAATTCAGTCTGGCTATCCACATTACAGTTAACATAGTCCAGATGAAAGTTGCTTTCATTATGCTCAAACGACATAATTCTTGTTTTATCTATAGAATACTCACATTCTTTATACCACTTAATAACAATAGTTCCGGCTCTGTCCACACATGCAAATCCACCAGCTAATCCAGCTATATAGCCTATCACCTCTCTGTATGTATATCCAACTGGTTTAGTCTGTATCATTATGTAATCCAGACCACTTACGTCTGCTGGAACACCACAGCTTGTACTTATCTCACTTAAAACCGAAGCAGCACTTGCTGGATATATAAGATTGGATATATATAGTCCTGTAGTCTTCATCATTCTGTCATATGCTGTAAATGTCGTTTTTGCCTGATCACTTTGTGGGTGCTCTGCTGTAAAAAAGCCAAGTGGAATATATTCACACTTTCCACTTGGCAGCTTTAAACCTATCTCTACTGGTATCTCTGTGTTTTCAAATAATTCATCTATCTTCTTAAGAGTAATCTCTATCTTAGCAGATACCGCCGACCCTAGCTGTAATGCTTCATCTGCTGTGCTGGACGTCTCATAGCCCAATTTTTTAAATCGGGAATTATACCATTTTCCATTAATTCTTAATCTGGCTTCAAAAGTCCTCGATGGACTTCTTATTGTTTCTTTAAAAGCTTCCGTTACATTGTTATACATACACTTACTCCTGTATCATAAACTCTATTGCAGTAATATCTTCTAATGTAGTTCCGTCATATCCTTCTGAATCGCACTCATTAACATCTTCCAGCTTAATCATATGCACATCAAGTTCTGTTTCAATGTTATACATATCATCAATTTCTTTAATTACCTCCTGCTCCTTATCTTCTGCAAACTTGTAAGAGCCATCTTCTACGACTGCATTCCCATTTTCATCCTTTAAAGCATTTTCCTTTAATACTCGTGTTCTTTCAGCGTTATATACCTCTAATTCTGCCAATAATGCTTTAAGATTTTTAGCAATTGCATAATTAACCTTAACCGGCCAATGTTTCTTTGAATTCTGTAACTTCTGTAATTCTGCTGAAATTCTGTCAATCTGTTTAATTGTAAATGTCTTTTTCATCTTCTAGCTCTCCTTATTGTTGAATAATTGACACACTTGCACTTCTATAATAGAAAATGTCATCATCTAACTTTCCTATTACGTCTTTGCTTAGTGTGCCTCTGTAACTTGTTATTGTTATATCCTGTCCATCATCGTGGAATGTTATAGGAAAGAACCCTGCAACAAGCTTACTCTTAATAAATATCATTTCATCTTCCTGCAACACTCCCCAACTAATAGATAATGTCTTCTTCTTTGCAACTACATCACCTAACATTGTTCCGTCAAGTGCACGTCCAGTTGAAGAAGACCATATTATCTCATCATCCACTTTGATGGACACAGGAGCCGGGAGCTCCTGTCCATCACACTGTAATATCAATTCATCACATCCTTAATGTATAATCTCACATTTTCCTGTCTGCTTTGTATGTTCATTTATCTTATCAACTACATACTTCTTAAGGCTCTTTCCATCTAGCTTTATATCAAGATCTAATGTTTCCAACACTTTAAGTATCTGCTTAAGAATACTTATAGCCTCAGACAACAATTCAGCACTTGATGCCATAGCTGCTGCCTTCTGTGCCATATCGATAAGCTTATCCTCTGGTGCTACAACTTCTCCCTGGTGTTTATTATCACCAATCATTGCAAGCTGTGGTGTGTTTGGCTTTACATATCCACCTTGTGCAAGGTATGGAATGCTGCCAAAACCAACTTCCGGTAAATCAAACCCGAAATGGTCACCACCTATAACTGGTACCCAGTCAGGCACATCAAAACTCAAACTATTTACCTTACGAACCATCCAGTTAATTCCACTTTCTAATCCGTCAAGCATACCATTTATAAGTCCGATTACCATATTAATAGGACCCTTTGCAATATCGCCTATTGTTGAGAATATACCGCAAAATGTATTAACAATATCATTCCACGCATCCGACCAGTTTCCGCTAAAGACATCTTTCACGAATACCAATACATCATCAAAGACAGATAATACATCTTTGATAATATCTATTACATTTCCAAACTTTTCCGTTGCAATATCTGATATCCAGTCCATTACTGGTGCTAATTTAGGGATAACATTTTCTACAATCCAGTCAATAACCGGTTTCAATATATTCTCCCACAATACTTTAATAACATCTGCAACATGACCTATAATGTCAATTATCTTTGTCATCAAAGGTTCAATGTGTGAGCCCCATATTTCTTTTAGTTTGTCAGCTATGTTGTTAAGTACCGGAACAAAATATGTATTATATACATCTAACAGCTTGCTAAATGTATCGCTAAAACCTGTTTTTACAGTGTCAAATAATGGTGAGATATGCTCATCATACATCTGTACAGCTTTATTACAGGTTTCTTCAATCACAGCCGTTATCTCATCTAATACATTCCTAATAGGTTCCAGCGTCGATTCAAATGCCTGCTTGATTTTATCTGTATTTTCGACAATCGGATCTACAAGCGTTGAAATCAAATCTGCCACGAATTGGTTACACAGGGACACTATTGTGATAAATGGATTAACAAAAATTGCTATCAAATCAGCAGATATTCCCTGTGCTGCATCGCCTCTGAATATTTCAGATATTTGCGAAAGGAACTCCGAAAAATCACCAATCTTATTCCACAATACAGCCCTTGCATCAAACATTTCAGATAATCTTATCTTAATAAAATCCTTATTAGATGATAAATATTTATCTATTCCACCTAACAGATTCTCACTTATCGAAGTACCAATATTCACAAAAGAGCCTGTTATCCTGCCAGCATTCATTACTATGCTGTCAAAGTAATTCTTCGCAGAATCAACTACATTTCTATCTGTAAATATATCTATAAGACTATCTTTAATGCTTAAAAGCAGTTTCCGCTGTCTCTTGATGCTTTTCTCAAAGTCAGTACCTAAACCTTTTTTAAAGCCTTCCTTGAATGTTGCAGCAATATCTTCTATTATCTGCTTGAACTTATTAAGTTCATCTCCTGCTTTTCCAATTTCATTAGATACATTAGTACCCATTCCGGATACTGAACCCGATGCTGTGCCAGTACCTGATGAACCAGACGAACTGCTATCATCTGTTAGCTCTGTCAGCTTATTTATCTGGTCAAAGCCTGCAAGGGACTTCTCAATATCCTTTGCCGTCTTCTTGGCTGCACTTCCTATATCACCTACATTATCCGCTGCGCTGAATGCATCATCTCCTATACCAGCTATATCAGCACTTATACTTCCCATAGAGGATGATATATCGGCACCTGTAAGCATCTGCACGAAACTGGCAAATCCATCTGCCACTTTCTGCAATCCTGCAAGCAGACTATTAAATCCACGCAGAATAGGTGTAAACAATGCTATGAAGCCTTTACCAAGACTAGCCTTTAACTGCTGAAACCTTAATGTAAGTATTCTTGTCTGGTTCGCCCAGGAGTCCTGTGTCTTAACAAAATCTCCTGTAGCATTGGATAATGCACTTGTTACATATTGATAACGTAGCATTACCTTTTCCTGCTCTGTCATCTTGGCTGTGGTCTTACCGAAGCCGTTATTAAGTGCATACTGGTCTAAGTTGGTCTGAGTCATAATCACGCCCAAGTCCTTGAGTGTTTCAGTCTCACCAGTCCATATAGACTTAAGCTTTGTATATGCTTCATCCGTACTAAGATTGTAAAATGATGCAACATCACCGGTTAATCCTGTGACTTTTTCAGCCATATCAAGTGCCGCCTTACCTGTAATACCCATAGCATTACTCATCTGGCCAAATACACCCATGTACTTCTTAGCCGATAATTCCGATAAGCCGAAGTTAGTCATAGCATTGGAAGCCCACTGGTCTGCCTGCCAGCTTAAGTCCTTAAATGCTGTATCAACTACATTCTGCACTTCTGTGACATTCGAACCTACTTCTATACAGTCTTTCGTGAACTTAGTAACTGCCGCTATGCTTAATCCTGCGGCTATCTTCTTTCCAAAACCACTAAATATGCTTGTAGCCTGCTTAGCCGCCTTATTGGAAGCTCCTGTAAGCTGGTTAATTATCTGTGAACTATCTATGCCAAGCTCCAGAGCTATCTGTCCTACTGTATCTGACATTCCCCCTCCTTTCCGGCACGAAAAAAGACTGCCTACTTCTTTGAGTAAGCAGCCTTAAAATCTCTTTGTAATCGTGTCCAATATTCTATATACTGTGGTGTTCCCACCATTTTCCTATTACGCTTCAGAAGCCAGTCATCATGTATCTTTTTCTGTTCCTTAGTAAAGCTATTGATAACTTTAATGTCTTTTTCTGCCCTTATACTTACCACTCTTCCAAGTGGTGTTTCAGGCATTATTCCTGATAATAAAGAACAGAATTCAGACCAGGACATATCATCATCTGCACGTAATCTTATACCGTACTGTGACAGGAAGCTGGACTCTATCAGTTCCCAGTCATCATATATGTCGTAATATATTTCACTATGAGGGTGTATTCTCCTCTCCATATGTGCCTGTGGCAACACCCATTATTGCATTATACATTTCCTTATATTCTGGAAGCGGTAAGTCCATAGCCTCAATCTTATCTGCTGCCTCTTTGCCAATAAGCATTTCAAGAGCCTTTGTTATAAATCCCATTCCGTTGTCACTATCTTTCTTCTTTTCAGCCTCAGCAGCCATAGCCTGTACATTAAGAATTGTGTTCTTTCTGTTATTCACAGTTACCACTAAGTCATCAGTAATACGAACCATAGGTAACTGGTTTGTAATCTTCATTGATATGTCTATTACTTTAAAATCTGTCTTTGCCATTATTCAAATTCTCTCTTTCTTTTTTATTCTGTATATGGAATATATGTCGGTTTTCCATCACTCTGTGCTTCCCATTCAAGTGCATCAATACTTGTTGAGTCTCCTCCAAGGGAAGTTACATTTATAACTGCTGGGATAAGAAGCTGGTCAAGGTTTGGGAAAATAATTGAAACCCAGGTATTACATTCCTGTCCTGTCTTTAAAGCCAGACTTGCAATATAATCATTACCTTCATCACCATAATTGCGCTTGCCGCCCATAGTCATACCAAGTGATTTGCCTGTTGTAAGTCTTCTTGTCCAACCTGCCTGGTCCATTGGATTCCATTCTTCAATTGTTCCATCTACAGATATGCTTAAACTCTCTGCATCCTTTACAACCTTTGTTTCTACTGTTTCCGGTGTATCTGCGCTCTTTCTTCCTGTTATACATACTCCAAACTGAATTGTATGCACCGGATTAACGCCCGTAAGCGGTGTTGCTCCTGCATTATATCCGGCTAATTTAGTATTCTGTGCCATACTTTTACCTACCTTTCATAATAAATATCTAATTCTATTACACTCTCAAAGATACCTTTATCATCTGTCCCTACATCAACAGGCTCATCAACCAGCATTTTAGTGAAGAACACTTTAGTATCGTTGATTGTAATATGGTTCATATCCCTAAGCATAATGTAGAGCTGTTCTGCGGTCTTCTCTGTATCTCTTACACTCGTGTTCCAATGAACCAATATGCTTACAGACTTAACACGATAGGAGCTGTTATTTAAGCCGCCTACCGCCATCTGCACAGGTCTTTGCTTGTTATTATTGTAAACACCTATGCTCTTATTCTTTTTGTCGTCTAATTTTCCGCAATACACGTTAGTATTGTCTGCAATACCAAGACCTGCTATATAATCTCTTACATCACCTATTCCTAACATCATAACCCCGCATTCTTTTTATACAACTTTGAAAATGTATCCTTAGCAAAGTTTCTCTTCTTACCACCCTTAAGATAATCATCAAGCCACCTGCCCTTAGCATTGGCATTACCCTCATGCCTTTTACCTTTATCGTCTACCCAAGGCGATTGATGGAAGTTATATTCTGGATGATAATATAGCCTTCTTACATATGGTGTACTTGATATAAGTTCTACCTTGCCATTAGCAATATCCTGTGTGTATACAAATGTGCTCTCATTCTGTAATGTACCTGTATCTCTAGGCATTACCTGACTTTGAACTACATTCGTATGTATTGCTTCTGCTGTCTGTACTAATGACACTTGTGCTGCTGCCGTAAGCTTCCTTACCATAGGCATATTAAGCTTAACTGTTGACTTAACATTCTTCGCCATTACATCACGTCCAATCTTGTATAATTAACTGTTCCATCAGGATTGCGGCATTTTGTGCCTTTATATATATGCCTTTTTTCACCTGATACAATTATATCTCCTTGGGTTATAAGAGACATCTCTGGTGCAATATCTCCAGGTATCAAAGCACAGCCTTCAAGTTGTATAAGAACCTTTTCTGCCGTTAATACTGTCTTTCCACTATCCTGATAGTTGCATAAGCCATCCCATATAACAGGTTCAAGAGGCTCTCCATAGACATTTCTGCCTTCCTGCTCTATCTCAATATGTGCTTCTGTTTTACAGAACTGCTTTAATACTAAACAAGGATATTTCATGCTCACACCCCCAGACTTAAGCAGCAGAAGCCTGTCTGACATAATGTCTGGTATGTATCACGCTTTACAGCAATGCCATTCTGTACAAGCACATTCCAACTGCTGCCAAACTGCATAGACACACCATTAATAGCATAATTCTGTAGAACACAATTAATCATATCCTCGTTCTCATACTCAAAATCAGCCATATCACAGCATACATCAATTATTATTGCCTGCTGGAACTCTGTCAGATTATCAAAACCTCTTGAAGTTATACGATTAAAAGTAAGCGAGTCGATATGACGGCTCGCCTGTTTTAATCTCTTCTCAATCTGTTCTTCTGGAATAGTATTATGTTCGCTTAGATATTGCTCTTTACTTGCATATACCATAGGCTCACTCTGCAATCTCTTCTGCAGGATCTACATCAACGAATACAGAATCAACCTTACCATCCTTGCCATTAGGGAATACAAATGTATCACTTAACTGACGATTCTGATAAAGATATCCGTCTCCTTCTGTATGTGCTCCTGGTGCGAAGAAATAAATAGATGAAATCTTAGGTACTGTCTTACAGGTCTGTCCACATGCAACAAGTACATTAATCTTGCGTGAACCCTGAACAGTCTTTTCATAATATGTGGCTATATTAGTCTTTGTAGGCTTTGCCACAACTGTATAAGCGCTGTCGCTCTTAGTGTAGTATGTCTTTCCTTCTACCACATCTGTATCAGTTGTTATGGTATACTTTGACTTAAGCGGAGCAAAGCCGCCCTCTGCAACATCCCAATCGAATCTGTCATAGAATCTTTCATCATCCACAACTTCCATAAGTGTCACACCATCAATATCAGTTACACGTGTTTCAATGCCAAGACCACCTTCTGCAATCTGTGTCATTTCAATCTTACGTGTAAATTCCTTTGATACCTCAAGCTTATCCATAATGTCAGAAGATACATACATAATGAGACTTCCATTTGCCTTATATCTTCTAAGCTTGCCTGCTGCCAGAATATGCTTAAGCTTAGCAAATACATTCTCTGATGTATATTCTGTGGAAGCTGTTTCAGTATGATATAATTCTGTCTTCTGTGCAGCCTGTGCTACCTTACTGAAAAATAATGCATCTGTCTCTGGTACTACCTGTGTCTGTTCAAATATGTGTGAAATATTCTGAATAGATGCTGTCTGATTTGTTTCATCAACATCTGCCTTATCAACCATAAACTGTACATCTCTGTCATGTGTTACTGTGTAAGGAACATCTTTCTGGTTATATTCCCCTGTGTTCCATCCACCTGATCTCTTATGGTTCTTATAACCACTTACACTCATCTGTGTAAAATGGAAGGTTTTGGCATCTAACCATCTGACATTGTTTGTGATAAATGGTGATGTAAGTGTGCCCTGAATAAGAATTGCTAATAATTCAGGACTCCACTGTTCTGCATAATTTAAATTTGGCATATTATTTTACCTTTTTAACCTTTCTTAATTGAATCTATTCCATCTCTTTGTAGGAACATTTACATTGCTACCTACAGAAGACTGCTGTCCATTATTTTGCTGCCCTGCGCCAATCTGGAATCCCTCATTGTTCTCTGTGCTTGGCTTAAGTGCAGGTACATCCTTTAGAACCTGTTCAAGTGCAGCTTTAACATTGTCCTCTGATATCTTTCCATCTGTGCCCTTTGCCTTGCTGAAATCAGCCATCTTAAGCACATATGGAAGTGTCTTGGCATTAATACCAAGTGTCATTGCTACCTGTGTAGCCGCAAGCTCTATACGAGCCTGTTCAGCATCTTTCTGCGCTGTTGTTACTTCATTCTGAAGATTAGCATTAGCGTTCTGCTGCTGTTCTACCTGCTGCTGTTTATTCTGCTTAAATGTTGCAATAGCCTGACTTACTTCCTCCTCGGATAGTCCCTGCTGCTGGAAATAGCTTTTAAGCACAGCATTTTCTTTCCTGGCAGTTGCGGTGTCTAACATGCTCTGTATTTTGTCATAGTCAATTCCAGCCGCCTGCTGATTATTCTGACCACCCTGCTGTCCTGCCTGTCCATTATTGTTACTTCCAGCGTTCTGGTCGCCGTTACCATCTCCGCCCTCAGCGAAGAACTGTAGATTAATAGGTAATGTCTTTCTCATACCTGTCTCCTTTCCGTTTACCGCCCGTCGGCATTTTCCTAAAGTTTAGTGCCATTAAGTTTTGGGCATAAAAAATAGGCACACACAGCTTATTTGCCATGTGTGCTTAATAACTAATATTAAATTGTGTTGCACTGGTGCAACTTACTCTAATTTCTAAAGTTCTATTCCTTCCATTACTGCTCTTGATTCAAGAACAGCCAGATAATTTACCATTGCATCTATCTGCATATTATATGTGCTTCTAGGACATGTTGGTTCAAATTCTAATGTGCCATTATCCCATTTCTCAAGCATACATTTAAGTCCTTTATATCTTATAACAAGCTGCTTATACTCTGCTTTGAATCTATCTTTGTAATCCCCGCTATTCATTAAAATAGCTGTTGACGGCAACTTCGTTCCATCATATCTTCTGTATGCTTCCTCAAATTGTTTCTTAGGGCACCAACTCTCATATCCATCAGGATATCTTATATGATAGCCTTCATCTTCTGGATTCTCGTCACTTGGTATCTTCCATCCTCTGTATTCATTGTATTCGCCCCTACTCATTGGCTCTGCTGTCACCACTTTTACTCCAATATAATCTTTCATTTTTAAGTCCTCTCTTTCTTAAAATTGGGTATAAAAATACCACCAATCTTTCGACTGGTGGCTGTTACTTGTTTTCTTTTATTTCTGCTTTATCTTCATTATTGCTTTCTGCCTTTATTGGTCCTTTTTCCAATAATGCAATCAATTCATCAATTGTCATTCCCGGTTTTCCATCTAATATACCATCCATTGAAACACCTCCTGCCTCAATATTACCCTCTCTGTATGCCAACAGAATAGCATTTTTTTAAAAACAAATCAATACACTTATTAATATTATCACTATATTTTTCCTGACACTCTCTCATCAATTCAACCGCTCCATTATAATCAAAATGTTCGCCTTTTGAAATATATCGTACATCTCCTTGATTTGTCACAATGGTCATAGTTTTTATTGTGTCGTGTCTCATAAATACTCCAATATCATTTGCTGAAAAATCTGTTAATCCAGGATGGTTGTGACATAATACCAAAGACTTATCTTTTGCCGAATGCAATAAATGAAACATATCTGAATCAGAATATACATCTACCTCATGCCTTCCACCTTTTATAAATTTAGTTTTTTTATTTGTTATTAAATCTACTACACATGCAACTTCATTACTGTTATTTTCATCTCTCGCAACTTTAAGTAAGTCCTTATGTACCTCTTTTATAAATTTATTATTATCAGAAGTAAAGCCCTTAGGATTAATTTCATTTACTTTATCTATTGCCTGCTCCGTTATTATAACCTTTTTGCCTCTATTTTTCTGTTTTAATACTTCATTTTCCCACTGTTCCTTTCTAGCCGCATACATCTTACGGTTGTCCTTATCTAATGAGTACTTAGCCAACCTGTCAAACTGTTCAACCATTCTGCCAGCATATTGCTGTTTCTGGTCCTGTCTGTAATCTTCTTTGACCTTTTCCAGTTCTTTCTTGGTAAACTTGCTATCTGGCTCTTCGTCAAGCTCTGGGAAGTATGTTGTATGTATATCTTTACAGTTTGGATGATAAAGCCCTGCTGCCATAGCAGATGACATAAGCGGATAAGGACCATCAGATGCCTTACCTCCACTCCATACATCATCTATAAGCACCTTCCCAACAAATGGAAGGCACTTAGGACAGGCATTAGCACGCTTATTCATAATAACAGTGCTAATTCCCCACGACTGTCTCATTTCACCCTCTCCGGTTAGATATGCACGCTTGTTAGCTGTCTGAATAGCCATCTTAGCATAATCTTTTACTGTGTGCCTGCTGCCATTCGCATATTCAATACAATTAATACCAGCTTTAAGAAAATCCTTCGTAGCCATATCAACTGCCTTCTCATATGTTCCTGCACCCGTATTCGCATACACCTGAGCATTGAATATTATCTGCCGGTATTTATCTTCCGACATTCTAAGCATTGCTTTTTCTGCCCTGTTAAAATCTGACTTCGTAGCTTTAATTAGGGCATTAAGCTTCCTTGTGTTAAGCTTGAAAAAAGCACCCTCAGCGCCTTGTGACACCTTGGATGCTTTTAATCCATTTTTCAACGCTCTTAGTATCTTCTGTTCCTGCTCTGTGCCGCCTGTCTGCCTTGCTGTAAATATCATTGCATCAATTGAACTGTTTATATCACTGAACTTGCCCGCAAAGCGTGTCTTGTTATCTGCTTTGTATTTTTCTAAGGCTTTAAGCTGTTCTACCTGCCATTGTGTCCAGTTGAATCCAAGTTCATCTTCTTCTGCTCTGTGTCCATCAAGGTTTCGTATCATAGAAGCTATCAGTTCATCTTCTATGGCTCTGAAAGCTTTCTCTATATCATATTCTGTGTTAAGTTCCATATGCTACCTCACAGTCCAGTAACATCAGGCTGCCCTGTGGTATCTACCGCGAAATCATCATTGCCAATATTAACAACAGGTTCAGTCATTTCTGTTATACCCTGTTCTGCTTTTATCCTTACTATTTCTTCCTGTTTCCACTCTTCATCTTTTGTATCACCATATAACTCCTCTACTGAAGCTTCAACGCTCATAATTCCACCCGACTTGGCTTTGCTTATAGTCTCTACCTGACTTTCAAATGATGGATTAGCATATTCACCAAATGTTACATCTATATCTGCATCTTTAATAGCTGTCCTGTTAAATGTATCCATAGCCTTAAATACTATATCTACCAGTTTGGGGAGTACCTTCTGTAACCGTCCTACAATATTATTTCTACTATACAATGTTGCTTTTTCTTTTTCTCTCTGCGCTTCTGCATTATCCAGCTTCTTAACATCTATCCCCAATGTGCTTGGACTCATAATTCCCTGTAGACAAAGGTCTAATGCTGTTACATATGTTGCAAGATAACTTTCGTGTGGAATATTGCCCTGTATAAGCTCTATCTTGTTAGTATTTCCCTCTGCCATATCTGCATCTGTCTTGATATAAGCATTGTCGAAAGCATTGGGCTTTAACACCTTTCCATCGTACGGATTTCTTGGAAGCATATTCTCAGGGATATATTCCTTTGACCTATTTCTTCTTAACGCATCCATCCACTGTGACCAAGCCTCATCAAGCGCATCAAAATTATCTATTTTGGCATCAAATATACTCTTTCCCCTGCCTTCATATTTTGCCGATCTGTAAAATAACAATGGAACTGCCATCATAAAATTATCATTCCAAGCGACATCTACCAGCCCTGCAAGTTCTGGTACTGTATTTAATGGGCATTCCCTTTCCCCATTCAGTAGATTATATGTAACATAACCAATTCCATAATGTTCAAGCAGTACATATTCTTTTGTTCCACTGTGGTACACTGTCTTAAAAATAATCTCCCTTACCCTGCCGCGGTCTCTTACAATTTCTATCCTATCACCGGGATAAAATTCTATTATAGGATATTGGCTTAATGTCGTATCATATGATATTTTAAAAGCCCCATCTCCTATACAGAGTGTTTCTGTTATAGCCTGTTTTACAAGCTCTGTAAAATCATTCTCTTCCGCAATCTTATCCCATTCCATCTGTCTGCTGCCAGTATCTATTGCATTCATATCTGACACAACAATGCTAGCAAGCATATCACACAGCATAGCCGGCAATCCAACGTGTATTTTTCTTATCTCCTGCCCAACCGTACTTGTTGCCGACCAGAATCTTGTATGATCTCCTGCCAACTGTTTATACAATTGTGCAAGTTCCTCGCTTTCACCTCTGTACCATATTCTGTTTTTAATAGCATTTCCTTCATAATCAAGCGTTTCCTGTAATGTAAATGTTCCATTCATAGCCGGCTGTATACGCAGCCACGTCCTTATTCCTGTTCTTACCTTTTCTGCCATACTTGTAAATATGCTCACCTCACTCACACTCCTATGTCTTATTCTCTATTCCTATCTTGTCGCGATAAGGAATCCAGCCATACTGTACACTGTTTACCATATGGTCGTTACCATCCTCTGGCTCACAGTCCTTATCCTCCAGCCACGAATACACCTCTAATTCAGTCTTGTAATTCGTACAGGTATCGACAATATAAAAGCTTGGCTCTCTGCCCTTCTTATCATTAAAGGACATCCAGCCAAGCTGTAAGTTAATTCTGTCTATTATAGTTACTTTCTTATACGCATTGTTAAATATATACTGGCAGTCAATGTGTTCTCTTTTATACTTTGCGAACTCTGTTATTGTTGCCTGGTCCGCATTATCAACAAACACATTCTTTGACATTCCACCCCATTCTTTTCTGTTACGCTCCAGGAAGTCAATGTAATTCTTTACTGTATCAGATGGAGCTATTGGTATATCAAGAGCTGCATTATTGTATACTTTTTCATCTAGTACAATAATCCTGCCCTTATTGGTTATTCCCATATACGACATTGCAATTGTATCAGGACTCTTGGTCGAGTACGCTGTATCAAGTCCACTTGTGTATATTACAAACCACTCTTCCTGCTTTTCATCATTTTCACGTTTTATATAAGCCTTCGCCTGCTCCTTTGTGATAATATGTCTCTTGCAGAAATTACAAAAGACAAGACCTGTTGCCTTGCCTCTTAATCCTTGTATCTTATTCTTGTATATCTTAGTGCCAGGAGGATAGCTCATTTTTTTCTGTTCTATCTTCTCTGGTGTCATAGATATATTGTCTGTCATATTAAAGAACCAGTACACCCAGTCTTTAATAGGCTCACAACCGTTAAGGTCCTTCCATATTTCTTCCGGCACATCTGCCCTGTACTTATCTATAGGCCTTGCATGATTGATGTATTCTGAATATATAGGAAGTGTAGGTGCATCAGGATTAAGTGTACCTACGAAATATTCAGAACGTCCGAATATCTCCCGTATGAAGTCTATGTTAGCTGTATTGCACTCATCTACCCACACACATCCAAACTGTGAACCCAAGGCATTCTTCCATTTACTGGCATTATCATAGCCAAGAATATATATTATCTTAGTACTGCTGCCCGTTTTGAATTTAATGTGCGGAAGTTTATTTTCTTTATCGCCATTACCACAGTATTCCAGATTAGGGAATATCTGTAACAATCCCATATCAGCATTTATTATATTCTTCTCAATAACACCTGTTGTATTACCTGCTATAACGTGCAGCTTCATATCCGATTCAGCTACATTCATAATGAACTTAACAGCTACTGTCGTTGTCTTTCCGGATGCAGTTGAACCCTCTAAGAACTCTGCTCTTGCAGGTGTGTCTATGTAATCCCAATACTTATCACTTAGAAGCATCTGGCTCACCCCTTGCTTTGCGCTGTGCTAATAGCTCTGCGAGTTCATTTTTAGCTGTGTCATTTACATTTGCTTCTATTCTCTCAATAGGATTAAGCCCTGCTCTATCCATTAGATCCTTTGCCGCAAGATATGCAACCATCTCATTTTTTGAATTTAATAGTTTTTCCTGCTTTCTAAACGCTTTAGGGGCAGCATATTGCAGGCTTGAGCGCATCATTCTGTTGTATTCATTGCGGAATTCTTCGTTATTTTTCTTCCAGTCACATATCGTTTTAGGAGAAATGTTAATTGCCTCTGCAATTTCTTTGTCTGTTAATTCGCCCTGAACCATTAATTCCAGGCACTTTATCTGCTTTGGTTTCATTTCTTATGTACCCCCTTTCTATTAACATTTATTAACATTTTTTATTTTCTCTTACTTAAGCACAATAAAAGGTACTGACAACTTAATGCCAGTACCTTTTAGAGGTGGATAGTTCTCATATTCGGAGTAATATTGTCAGTTCTTACTGACTCTATCTGAGAAAATTTATTCGTACTATATACTAGTCCGTGGTTCAACATTTCTCTTTGTTTGTTCCAGTTTATATATTAACACAGAAAAAGCGGACAAATCGGACAAACTTCAAATTTCTTTTAAAAATCTCTCTATAGCTTTTCTACAACTTTCTTCTGTGTGATGTTTTCCCATTCTCTGTGCCACCTGAATCCAGGTTAAATCATCAAGAAATCTATACTCAATCATTCTTCTTATTCTGCTATTTTCAATTTTTTCTATAAATTCCTCAACTTCATTTGTTATCTCTAATAATTTCATTTCATATTTTTGTAACTGACCCTCTCTTGCTATAAGCAATGTCCTTTTCCTGCTATACTCAGGATATGGATATCCCTCTATCTTATAATGCTGTATACCTCCATCCCCACCTGTAACAGAATCAATTACACTCATTTGCTCCTTTTCCATTTTCTCAATCTCTCTTATTAACCTATCTCTTCTTGTTCTTATGTAATCATATTCCTGTTTTATGTCACAATACTGTATTAACGCTTCCCTAATATCTGCTGCCATATCTCTTTACTTCCCTTCTCATTTTTATAATTTTCTTGCACAATATATATCTCTATGATACAATACATATGTTCTGTTTTTGAGAAAGGAAGCTGACAGCGTGGTGAGTTTGGCTATCAGCTTCTCTTTTTTTATGTGATATTATTTTGTAATGAATAAGTATTTGTTAATAGTTCTATTTTTCTTTTATCTCTTGTATTTCTACATTTTTCACGCCTCCCTTTTTACCATTTTCTGTATACAAGCTCATCCTCATTCCATTCCGGATAAAGCTCCTGCAAATACTGTCTGAATATCTCCAACATCTCCTTTCTATTTCCTTGATTGCCATTGTCTAACATATTATGGTGAAACTGACATCCTATAGCTCCATTCTGAGGTATTCCTAAGCCGCCTGCTGACCTTGGTATATAGTGCATAACGCTTAGTATTTGCTGTGAATACCACGTTGAACCCTGCATATTGTATTTCTTAATGCAGAAAATACACTGACCGAAGTCTCTTGCATAGATTTCCTTTCTTGCTTTTTCTGTAAATTCGTGCGCTCTTGCCTGTTTTGATTTTCCCATTTCTCTTCTAACTCTCCTACAAAACCAATTGTAATTCTATTATTCATTGCCCTGCACATCTCAAGCGTACAGCCTGTTGAATGTTCCCACCCTGGTGCAAATACTGCCACATCACACATCTCAAGCATAGAAATACATATATTCATAATCTCTTTGTGTGTTGTATCCTTAGGAAGGTTCTCACACACCTTTACTGGGTTAATTACTGTATGTCCCTGCTCTGTAAGAACCTTTTCGATTGCCTCTGCTCTCTCCTTGTAGTCCGGTGTTCCTGTTACTGGTAAACTTATATATACTTTCATCTGCTGCCTCCTTTTAGCTGTTCAAGCTCTGTCTTTATGTTTTCTGCTAATGCTATAAGCCTGTCTATAATGTTGTCTGTAATATAACTGTTAGCTTCCAATGTGAATTTAATATTTGATGCTGCAGTTATAATATTGTTCTTTATATCAGCTTCTGCTGTGAGAGATTCAACTGTCCCCTCAACACGTTCTACTGGCATAACATCAGGATAATCTGCAATATTCTTCTGTCCTTCAACCTGCTCATCTACAGGCTCAGCTTCTGTCTTTATCGGCTTTTCAGGCTCCTGTGTCTCTATAGGAGAGGCTTTGGGAACTGTCTTTTCTATATCGTGTATCTCCTCCTGCTTTGCCTTTACAACCTTCGTTTTCTTTTCTGGCCTTTTTATATCAGCTTTGGAACTGTGTTGCACCGGTGCAACTTGCATATTTTTCTCAGGATATTCTTTAGCATATATCTGCTGCCATACTGTCTTGGCATCGGCCTCACTATTTATTATGTTCCTGCCTGCTATGTTCATTGTGGCAATGTATACTTCCTGTGGATTGTATGTATCCTTCTCTGCTGTCCTAAGGCTTACAACTGCTATATCTTCTCCCTGCTTGAAAGAAACTGCTTTTCTTCCTGCTCCCTGAACTCTTACAGAGTAAATCATATCTCCTGCTGGTGCGAATATATCTACAATGTTGTCAACATTTAATTTCTCGTGCGTAACTGCATTATATATGCTCTCATATACCTCTATATTCTCTTCACATATTTTGTATATAATCTGCTCAAGCTCTGTCTTTTCGCTGTCTGTACCCTCTGCATATATCTCTAAGTCAGATACCTTCTTTTCTTCATCCACCTCTTCCTTAAGAGCCTGTATCTCTCTCTTGGAATAATCAGGTGTAAGTTCTTCATTTAGCGTATCTGGTAACTGCAACATAATAACAAGCTTTGCATATCCAAATCCCTGATATTCCGTTCTTAACACCGGACTGTTCCCACCTTCTGAGAATCTGTCATTAATACTTATGAATCTCGATACCATAGTCTTATCTATTCCATATTCCGCTTTTGCGAATTCCAACACGTTACTGTACTGTGAATCCCTCAATATATCCGTATCCTTGGCCAGCTTTAGCAGATATCCTATTCTTACGAACCCTTCTGCCGACTCTAACATCTGCTTATCAAGTGCCGCCTTGTATTCGCTGTAACTTTTAAGTTCTTCTAACTCATTCATGCTGTTCTTTCTACTCCTTTATTCGTAATATGTTCTATGTAAGCATTAAGAAATGCCTCTACATTATCTCTGTCTGGCTTAGTGTCACGTATTCCGTACCATTGCTTTATACTGTTATTCACAAGTTCTACAGTTACAAATGGAATATCTGGCTCACTAATATGTCTAACCACTAATATCCAGCCTTTTCCTTCATTGAACATCTCCATATACCCCTGTGCATCATTACCTACACAGTGATGTAATAACCTGCCTTCCATAACAATCTCTTCCGCACTGCGTGCAGGTCGTATTAACATATCCGACTGCTGCCAGGTGTACTTCTTAGGAATATTCTTAGACCTTTTCCTTATGTTTTCGTACTTTTTACTCATCTCTGATATATACTTTTCATTCTTCTCGTGTTCTATATCTTCAAGCAGATTCATATAAGTTGCATGTAGCGCCTTTGGTCTTAGATATACCGTGTTAGTGAGGTCATCTCCTCGTGTTTCCCTTTGCTTTATATAATCGTAATACTCATTAAGTGCATCTGGCAGTGAGCTGTAATGTTCCTTAGCCTTGTTAAGATAATTGTATAATTTCTGCAGGCTCTGATATTTCATAATATGTTCAAGTTTCATTGCATTACCAGGATAATAATATGACTCGAATTCTGACAGAATCTTTATATTATTCTCACTCAGCGGTATCTTCCTGCTTTCCATATACCTTATCGTATTAATAATCCTGTCACTATCCTGCTTACCTATTACTGAACGTATATACCTGAATCCTTCTTTACTGACCTTAAGAATATCTGCTGCCGTCTTTGCATTCTTTTTTATATCGCTTGTATGACCGCCTGCGTATATAATTCTGCGGCATATAGTATTCAGTCCTATCTTGTATAACGTTTCAAGTGCTGTACAGTTGGCATATGCGGACAGCGTTTCGAACCTTGCTATAACCCTCAATGTCTCTTTCCATCGGGTTTCGCTTATAAGCTTATACATATTCTCAGGATAATACTTAAGATCACTCTTAGATATCACATCCTCCTCTCTTAATTCGTGTACATCTATTTTTCTGTCTATATCAAGTTTCTTACGCCTAAACATACTGTTTCCCCACATCTGATAAGTTCTCTCATATCCAGCCCTTAAGAAAGATATTCCACATAACTTGTTATAAATATTATATCTACCATACATACTCCGGCTCACGCATATGTAATATTCTCTTACTACAAGAGTTGTATCATCCTTGGCCAGATTATATGTCAGAATCTCAAAACGCTGACGTGTAGTCTTAGCATGTCCTGCCTGCTTAAGCACTCCTGTTTTCTTGCAGTAAGGGCATTCCTCCGTTTCATTCAGCCTTGGAACTTTAGCAATCGGAGTTACCATAGCATCTTCATAGCTGTCAGATGATTTAATACGTCTGGTATAATCACTATCGCACTGGCAACAATGATATTCTGCTATATTGCCCTTTCTTTTGTAATAGATTATGTTTCCCTGGTTAGCATATATATCTATATCAGTCTTCAGCATTTTAGATTCCTTTGGTACAAGTTTCATAAGATGGTCTCTTTCTTTTCTCTCTTTTTCCTTTGCTATTTCATCCTTAAGTGCCTGTACCTTATCCTCGATATTACATATAACCTGTGTGCGTGTTCTGTAATATTCCTTTTTGCCACCATAATACTCTTCAAGTTTCCTTGAATCATCACTGCTTATATTCGCATGGTCTATATTGTCCTTGTAAGGGAATTTGTAACTACTCCTTACCTGCTCCCATTTATTATTGCTATAGTCATAACTGGCATAATCTGTATCACTTACTGCCACTCTTAACACCAGTTCTCTGGCTATATATAGGTCAATTATCAGATGTTCACTGCCACCTATATCTACCTTATCAACGATAAGCGTATCTTTCCGTGACCTTGTAGTTCTTCCTGCATAAGCTAATACATCCTTCTTTCTCATTACTTATTACCTCCAAGATAATATTCATCTATAAGCTTGTACGCTGTTGCCATTCCGGGGATACCCATTTTTACATTACTATTTCTTATGCCCGCCTGTTTTACTATATTTTTGTCTACATCATACGAATTGGTGAAGCTCCATTTTAGAAGTGCCGCTATACAGCCTTTTATGCTCTTGCCTTTAGTTCTTACCGCCACAGCCATATCTTCGCACTCTGTACACCTCTTTTTTATGTAGGTAACCCAGTCTTCTATTATCTCTTTAGGCTGCAACTCCTCTGTCTCAACCTCTATTTTTCCAAATGCAGCCATCAGCGGAGAACATAATTTATCCACCATTCCATCTATATAGTCCTGCGCATCATCCGCATCTATGCCATTTTCTCTTGCTATTGTCATAACTGCATCTGTATCACCTTCCTGTAATTGTGCTGCTGCCGCTTCGTTTATTTCTTCTGCACTGTTAAACTCTCCGAATATATCAAACATCTTCATACTCCTTTACTTTTTCTATATGTCCTTTTAACCAGTTTCTGTATGAATGTTCCTCTTGCAGGCGGAATTCATACTTATGTCCTGCAAGCAGTTCATCCAGCTTTATCCATTCATCTGCGTTTGCCACATCACCGCCTTTTGCTGTTTTATAATTATTCTGCTTCCACTTGTCTGGCCAGCCAGCATTAAAAGCATTTGCCACATAAGGAGACTCTGTATATATAACCAGTTCACATTTTTCTTTCATCCGTTGTAGTGCTTTAATAACTGCTATTAGTTCTGCCCTATTAGGCTTCATATCGTACAGCAGTTCTGTGCTGTCCAGTGTTATCGGCTCCGTGTCTGTTACAAGCTCCAATATGTAGCCTATAATGCCATTCTGTACATTTAGTCCCTTAAAGGTTGTTGCTGTATATATGTTTACCTGTCTCATTGCTCCTCCTTATGGGTCATCCTGTAATCGTAATAGCTTGTACTCTGTATAATGCAGATAATTCATTCCTGTATAAGGGTTTGTCCCCATTACCACTGACAATGGATCTATAAAATATCCTGGTGTCGGCTCCGGACCATTTTCTATAATCTTTCTCATCGTCCTTCTGCTGTAATCAGTGCGTTCTGGCTCAGGACGTACCAAATTCCTTGAACAGGAATACTTAACAAGTTCTTTCTGTTCCTGTACACTGAACATATTAAGCTGTTCGTATTCTTCCGTATTTTCTTCCGGCTGTTTAACGATATACTCTGCCAGATCTGCATATCCGCCAGTTTCATATATGTTTTGATAGTTAACGTGGCCAAACCTTTCCCAGCATTTTGTTATAATCTTATCTGCACCTGTAACCCTGTTTATAAGGATATGTATATGCACACCTCCGAGTGCTCCTACCTCAATTCTGTATATATACTTCACAATCTCATCAATGCTCTTATATCTTGTCCTGAGACTTCTTAAGAAGCTGTTAAGGTCTTTCCTTACTTCGTCGATGCTTTTCCTTGTTCCCTTCTGATACTTTAAGGTTGTCCATAGATCTCCCTCCTTAAAGTTTGCTTTTATTAATCTTCTTACTCTCTTTTCTTTATTCCTCTGGTTCTGCTTTCTAATCTGCTCCTGTGTTGCTTTCTGTCTTTTATGGCGTTTCTCGCCCTTAGCTCCATAATTACCAATAAATTTATACTCATACTCATTAGAGCCAGGAAAGCGCCATACATCTTTTCTGTAAGCCATACCTGTCTCCTTAAATGTCCTAACTTTAATATATTTATAAAGTTACAAAGACGAGCCTGTGCCCGCTTGACTTTCAGTGAACTTACACATATAATAAATATGAGATTTATCTATATGTGTTTTGAGAAAGAGCCGGTATTCCTTGTACCAGCTCTTTTTCTATTATTCATCTATACTTTGCTTACTTTTACATATATAGTGTCTGTTATTGTTTTATCTATATAGACTTCCGCCTTTATCTTTCCATACTCTTCTGCCAGCCTGAATAATCTGTCATACAGGTTATTATACGGAACTGCCACAAAAGATGTTATCCAGTTCTTATCTCTTGGCTCTTTCTCAAAACTCTCTTGTGCCTGTGTATATAACAAATCTACTCCTTTCTGACATAACCTAACGAAGTCAAAGCCTGTTCATTAAGCCGCTGTCCGTACTCTTTCTTCTCTTTGTCTGACAGTGAATCGTAATCAATAATCTTGTCACCATCTATAATCTTTATTACTATGTTCACACTCTCACCTCTGACTTGTGGTTACTGTCTTATATGCTTACACTGAATGTCCTGATTACATCTTTTAATCACAATATGTCCTGTTGCAGTGTGGACACCCAGTAATCAGTGTTGAACCTGCCTTTTCTACAGAGATACCTGTTTTATATTCTCCGTGGTCCTGCTCTGTATAAATGTCTTTATTACAGTTCCAGCATTTACCATCTCGGGGTGCAAACTGTGGATAACCTTCTCTATCGCAATATTTATCCTGTGCTACTCTTGCTTCGCTTGAATTAAAATGCTCCATAGTATCACCTCTTCTTATCATCTCTGCATAAAACTAATATTGTTATACAGATAATAGTTGTTATTGCTACTGCTGTTGTGTTCATATCTTCTCCTTTTTATGGTCTTGTATCCACATCAATAAGACTTTCTGTATGAAAATACATCTTGTAATGATATGGGTCAGAATGTGTTCCTGTTATATCCTCAACAACATACATTGTGTAATCATTGAGATATATGTAATTCTTTCTGTATTCATCTGCACCTGTTTTGACTGTACACACCAGCTCATTTGCACTATCGTTACTTATGCTCATATAACCTTCTGCTTCCATAATGATTTTATCTGTACGTGCGTTGTATACTGTTATTTTTCGTTCACACTCAAAATAATCTGCCTGCTTTGACATATTGTAATTAACTTTATCTGCTTCACTACAACCTGTCATTGTTAATGATGCACCTAATATTAAAGTTGCTATTATTGTGTTTTTTCTTTTTATCACTCTTGACTCCTTAAACTGATCTCATCTATCTGTGGTAACTACAGAGTTAAGTAAATATATGCTTACTCTCTCTAACAAGTCCTGAGCTTCCCGGATTGTTAAACCATCTAATGCTTTAACAATCTGAGTGGCTCTTTTGGCACTTTCACCAGTAAATAACTTGCCACCCACTTTAAACTCACCTGTTCCCAAATCTCTCCATTGTTGTAATCCAACTGCATTTTTCATTCCTTGAGATAAGCACTTCTGTTCATTTTCCTTAGTGCCTGTTTCTTTTAAAACCTCACTAACAATATTGTCTGCCAGCTTGTCTATTAATTTATCTGTATTCTCTTTCACGTTCTCACCTCCTTGTATTGAAATACAGGGAAGTTTCTCTCCTGCTTTCCATCCATTCTTATGATTAAATACCTTTGCCTTTTGATAGCCATCAACATATGGAACTTTTACAATAAATGGCTTTGTGATTTTCTCTCCATCTATTTCAATTTCTTCTTTATCATAATTAATTTTTATGCTATTCATTCTTAACCTCTTAAACTAATAATCATTAGCACAGCTATTGAAAAATATATTGGGAAGTTAGGATGCCTCTCTCTGAATGGTATCCTTATAACTTCATAATGCTTAATGTCAGATACTTTCATTTTCTTTATAGCTGATACCGCCTGTATAAATGTCTTGGCTTTCTCTTCTATGAATGGTTCGTAGCTACGGATAATGTACTTATATGTTTTCTTCGCAATTGCTCTCACCTCCTTGTATATTACTTGCTTGGAATATCTTGATTAATTCCGTTATAACTTCTATACTTTAATCGCAGGCTATTACCTTAGCCTAGTAATTAAGAAAGGAGTTATGTAAAAATGTGGGAGCTTATTAATAAAATATCTGCTATTTGTGGTATTCTTGGATTTTTAATTTCCATTTGCTCTATATTTTTTAATATCTTTATAATTAAAATCCTTAATTCTCAAAAACAGGAATATAATAAAAACAGCACTATACATTACGAAAAGTTACAATCCATCTTAGATTGTATTTATCAAGATGAAATTATCACACCCCAAATTTGTGACTCATTAATCCAAGAATTATTATCTATAAAATTAAACTTTTCATTAATGCTTTCATTTTTTTATCATTACAAAATAAGACATTGTATTAAACAATTACAAAAAAACGAATTGGATGTAAATAATAAAATAATTCGCAATGATTTGAATTACATTGTTGCAAGGCTACAAAAAAGGAGTAACTATGGACACTGAAACTATTATTAAAGTTATACAAAAGTGTATTGATGACACAAAACAAAACAAATTATATTGGAAATTATTATCGTCTAATCCCACTTTAGAGAAGACTAAGCCTCTTAGTTTAAATAACATAACTTCAACAAGGTCATTAACTATCCCTCTTAATTTTTCTAGTGCTTATTATGCTAAATATAAAAATGGCTTTTTCTTTTTAAAACAAAGCACTCAGTCTGCACAGTTATCTTTTCTACAAGAAGGTACTATATTTTTATATGTTCAAAAAAGCTTAGAAGCATATTCTGAATTAATCACCGCTTCTGACAGTAATAATTCAGAGATAAATATTCTCCTTAGGCGCTTATTCATTATAGTAGATGCTCAAATTTCAGACCCTGATAATTTTATTGACGATTTTCTAAATTCTTAGTCTTATGCATCTCATCATAATGTTTTCGGCAAACTCCTGCTCGCCATCCAAAGAATATCGTTGCCTTGTTTCTGCACCCTAAAACAAGGCAACGTTTTCGTATTCTTTTATAAAACTCCCCTCCTGCTTCATCATGTAAGCCAAATTCTTTTCTTAGGATGTTCTTACTTATTTGAACTGCTATACCAATTAAAATAAGTATCATTGATACATATACTATTGCTGTTACCATATAAATACCTCCTTGTTATATTACTTGCTTTGAATATTTACTTGAATTTATTTCAAGTTTAAATTCAAAAAAAAATTAAAATTTTATCTGATTAAGAGTTACACCGAAATGCTCAGCAAGAGCTCTAACTTTGCTTACTGCCACATTAGATATATCTTTTTCCCATGAGCAGTATGTTTGGGGAGAAATACCGATTTTGTTGGCAACTTGCTCCTGTGTTTCATTTTTTCTTGCTCTTAATTCTTTAACGGAGAACTGCATTTCATTTGTATTCAACTTTTCATCACCTCATTTCAACTTGAATTATTTTCAAGCATATGTTACTTGATTTTTATTCAAGTGTCAATACCTTTTTTGAATTTATTTCAAGTTTTTTTATCTTTTTATCAATTCTACTTGAATTTTCTTCAATTATATTATATTATTCAAATATAAATTAAGAAGGGCGGTGACATT